GAACACTGGCATAAAGGCTACAAAAAGAAAAAGAAATAGTATGCATAAATTAGAAAAGCTCATATTAGAATCATACGCATCGCTACTCAACGAAATGGATGGCGGACGGTTATTCGATTACTTTAATAATAAAGGATACGACATAACTGAACGTAGCTCAGATGGTGGAAAACCTGGATTTGAAGGATATATGGTTAGTAAAGGTGAAGGTAGATCTCCTCAAGCAGTAATATTCCAACATAATAAAGATACTGACGAATTTACTATTAGCAGAATGAGCGGTTATAGAATCGATCAAGATGAAGCTATGAAAGCTGGAATGAGAAGAAAAAGCAGTTCAGCTGTTGCAGGAATAGACGGATATATGACAGACGGTAACTATACTCCAGTAGATATTTCAGCTCAAGATTTAAAAGATATTGTTGATCATGTAATGACTGGTTTAGAAAGAGAAGCTGAAGCACAGCGTGACTTTTATGCTAGAAGAGGACCAGTATCAGGTACTATAGATGAAATGTCTATGAAACAAATAGAGAGAGAATCTGGAGGTAAGCCAACACAATGGGAAGACCTTACAGATGTTCAAAGAGCAGGTATAGTAAAAAGATACGGGGAACCAATGTTTAACGGTGAACATGATTTCTTCGGAAGCGGTATGGAAACATATTTTAAAGCTACTAAAAAGAATGATGAAACTGGTTCAATTACTCATAAAGTAATTAAACTACCTTCTTTTGCTTCTATATATCATAACTTCTCAGATATTATAGCAGATATTAAAAAGCTAATGGGATCCGATGATGTTAGAAAAGATGAAAGAGCTAGAGAATTATTTGATATAGTTAAAACTAACTTTAGAAAACTCCAAAGATACCTTAGAGTAGAAAGACCTGAGCAATATAGAATGCTTAAGATGCAAAGAATGATGGAAGGTATTGAATCAGCTTTCTCTACTATAGAAGAAAGAATGGATATGAATGATCCAGTAGCTGTCAAAGTTAGAGCAGCTACAATGAAACGAGATAAATTTGCAGGTTCTGATCCTAAAGCGGGTTCAACAATTAAAAGTACAGGATTCGATCCTATCATTTTAAAACTTAAAGCTAAAAGAGCTCAGATCATGAGAGATATGGAGCAAGAAGCTGAACCAGAAGGGGGTCCAATAGCAGATAAGTACGGTGATATGTTAAATAAAATCGACGCTGCAATTGCTAAAGCAAGAAGACTAAAAGAAGAAGACGACGATTACGTAACAGATTACGAAAAACGTAGAAGAGAAGAAGATGATTATTACGAAGATCCAGACTACTATAAAGAAGATAAAGGTCAAAAGATATCTAAATCTAATATGGATGGATATAAAAAAAATAATATTAGTCTTGCAGAAAGTTTATTAGATGAATTGAAAGAAGAAGAAGAGCCAGAACCAGAAGAAACAGGGGATAAAGAAGCTCCTAAAGATACTGTACTGGAAGACGCCACAGATCAAATATTATCTAAATTTCCTACCTTAAAAGCTACTATAGTAAAACTACAAACAGAAGACTTTAAAGAATTTGTCGATAGTATAGATTGGATTTCACCTAGACCTACTGAGTTCAGAATCAATTTAAAGAACGGTCAAGATTATATTTTAAAATGGACCGGTACTGGATTTGAAGCTCAGATAATGGGTAAAAGATACTATATTGATAAAATAAATGATTATCAACAAGCGTTAGATAAATTAGCTATATTATATAAAGAAGGACCTATGTCCGGTGCCGGAGAAGGAGAACCTGCTGATATAGACTCAGGAGGTTCAGCCGGAGGCGGAGGAGGAGATTTTCCTGGAGATGACGCTGGAGGCGGAGGAGGAGATAATATAGATGACCTTGGAGGAGATGATGCAGGTGCTGATGATGCTGGAGGTGGAGCTGATTTAACAGGAGAACCAGTTGATTTTGAAGAGCCAGCAGAAGAACCTGAAGCTTAAAAATACATTATGAATCTTATAGACAAAGTCATATTAGAATGGTCTTATAAGACTAAGAGAGGATACCCTGATATTAATAACGAAGATGATATGAGGATATTCGAATCTTTGTTTGGATTCAATTTAAAAGAAACTCCACTAACTCCAAAAGAATTAGGTAAGCAAAACTCTAAAACAAAAGAGGAAAGAATAGATATTCTTATCAATAAAATTAAAAATAAAGAACCTTTAGAATTAGATAAAGGAGGTACTTTTCTGGTATACGATCCTGCAGGTGCTAAAATAGCTGAATTAGAGAACTGGACACAAGAAAAAGGACCAGTTACTTTAGAAGATGAAGATGGAAATACAGTTACTACATCTAAACTTAAAAAATCAGCAGATTTTGGTGGAGGAAAAGGTTCTGGCGGTGGTGCTGCTCAGACATCAATACAGGAATCAGGTCAATGTTTAGTAAACGCTTTAGTACAAAAATATGGTACAGAAGTTACTAGAGAAGACCTAACAGTCGAAAAGTTAAAATCTGTTGAAAAAGATATAGATTCAAACATAAGTGTTGATAGCATAATCGACTTTATAGTAAGTTCTCCAGGTTGGTCTAATACTTTTATTAATACTGCTAAAAAACTCTTAAGTTTTTCTGGTAAAGGATTCGAATTTCATAGAGGTTCTACTTTTGTGGAATCTATTTATAGTTCCTGGAAAAAAGTAAGAAAGGAAAATGGATGGAGAGTACAAGATGATAAATGGAATCCTGCTGATATTTGGTTAGTTACTCCTACAGTTAAAAATATAAAATTAAACGATAATAGTATAGAAGAGTTAAATAATCATTTAGTTGAATTATTTAATGAAAAAAAGCTTATAGGAGTATCTTTAAAAAAATTAGGGCCTGATAGTAAACTAAGTATTCTTAATAGAGAAGTAGTTACCGAAAAAGATGGATATAGTTCATCAACAGTATCTGCAAATTCTAAGGATGCTTATATTAATTTTAAATCAGGAGCAACTATGCAGTTGAGAACGTTTTCTACAGACGGAACTAGTTTTCAAGGTGAATTGAAAGGTAAAACAGCAGCACAAGGAAAGATAGGAGGAGGAGTATTAGCTATGTTACTTAAGAAAAATGGATTAGAAGGTCTTCCTTCTCAAAAAAATGCAGTTTCTGATGCTATTACTCTATCTCAATCATTTATAAATAATTTTATAGATATAGCCTCAAAATACGGAGGATTTAAAATTACAGCAGAAGAGTTAAAAGAAAAATCAACTGATTGGATTTCTTCTAAATATCAAGCTCTTACTGTTATAAAAGTTTTAGAACAAGGTGATAAAGAAAAAGTGATAAACGCATTGACCGATATAGTAAATTATGCCGGTTCAAAAAGTTCTATTTCTTCAGTTTACATCAAAGTAAGTTAGTTATGAGTCAAGACATAAAGAAAATAATCGCACAAGAATATATCAAGTGCGCTAAAGATCCGGCGTACTTTATGAAAAAGTACTGCTATATTCAACATCCTACTCGAGGCAGAATATTATTTAACCTTTATCCTTTTCAATCTAAAGTATTACATTTATTTAGAGATAATCAATATATCATTACTTTAAAGTCAAGACAGTTAGGTATTTCAACTTTATCTGCTGCTTATGCTTTATGGTTAATGTTATTTCATAAAGATAAAAACGTATTAGCATTAGCAACTACTCAAGCTACTGCTCGTAACTTAGTTTCTAAGACTATGTTTATGTATGATCAGTTACCTAAATGGTTGCGTTTAACAGCATTAGAAAAAAATAAACTATCTTTAAGACTTAAAAATGGATCTAAAATTACAGCGAAATCTTCTAATACAGATGCAGCCAGATCCGAGGCAGTATCACTACTACTTATCGATGAGGCAGCCTTTATTGATAACATTGACGAAACGTTTACAGCAGCACAACAAACATTAGCAACTGGAGGTCAATGTATGGCTTTATCAACACCTAATGGTATTGGTAACTGGTTTCATCAAACTTGGGAAAAAGCAGAAAGCGGAGAAAATTCATTCTTACCTATCAAACTACCTTGGACAGTACATCCTGAAAGAAATGAAGAATGGAGAGAACAACAAGACTCTGATTTAGGACCTAGAATGGCAGGTCAAGAATGTGATTGTGACTTCTTAGCTTCCGGTGATACAGTATTCGAACCAGATGATATGTTATTTTATGAACAAACATATTTAAAAGAGCCTTTAGAAAGAAGAGGTGTAGATGGTAATTTATGGATATGGGAAGGAGTAGATTATACTAAATCTTATATGGTAGTAGCCGATGTCGCAAGAGGTGATTCCGCCGACTATTCTGCATTTCATATATTTGATATAGAATCTTGTACACAAGTAGGCGAATACAAAGGTAAGTTATCTCCTAAAGATTTTGGTAATGTATTAGTAGGAATAGCATCAGAGTTTAATGATGCATTATTAGTAGTAGAAAACGCAAATATTGGTTGGGCTACAATAGAACAGATATTAGAACGTCAATACAGTAATTTATATTATAGTTCTACCTCTCAAATGGAAACAGTAGAGTCTTATATGTCTAAATATGAAAGAGATAAACTAGTTCCTGGTTTTACTATGTCAGTTAGAACTAGACCTTTAGTGGTTGCTAAAATGATAGAGTATATAAGAGAAAGAGGAGTAACTATTCAATCTAAAAGATTACTTGGAGAAATGCGAGTATTTGTATGGAAAAACGGTAAACCTCAAGCTCAAGTAAACTATAATGATGACTTATTAATGGCTGCTGCTACAGCATTATACGTTAGAGATACAGCATTAAGGTTAAGGCAACAGGGTATGGATTTAGCTAGAGCTCAACTATCTTCCTTCCAGAATTTAAATGCTAAGAACAAAGCTGTTATGAAATCAGTTGGAAACCAGCAAAATAATCCTTATATTATAGATAATGGCTATGGTCAAGAAGATATATCTTGGTTATTATAATGTAGCTATTTATAATATATACTGAATCTAAATATTCATTGAATGGCCGATAAATCATTATTTGGAAGATTACAAAGACTCTTCTCTTCGGATGTAATTATAAGAAACGTTGGTGGAACCGATCTTAAGGTAGCCGACATTAACCGTATTCAAACTACCGGTAACTACGAGACTAATGCTCTTGTAGATAGATTTACCAGATTACACGTTTATAATAAACAAAATATATTTAATCCTAATTTAAATTATCAAACTTTAAGGATTCAATTATATTCCGATTATGAAGCTATGGATACTGATCCTATTATAGCTTCTGCCCTTGATATACTATCAGATGAAGCTACTCTTAAAAACGATTTAGGAGAAGTACTATCAGTTAAATCTTCCGATGAAAACTTACAAAGAGTTTTATATAACCTATTTTACGATGTATTAAATATAGAATTCAACCTTTGGTCTTGGACTAGGGGAATGTTGAAATACGGAGATTATTTCTTAAAATTAGAAATAGCAGAGAAATTTGGTGTATACAATGTTCTTCCATACACAGTCTATAATATGAATAGACATGAAGGTACCAACCCAGAGAAACCTTCTGAGGTTCAGTTTACTATAGATCCTGATGGTATAGCAGCATCTGCAGATCCTAATTATATTCCTAGAAATGATAGAGGAGTAATTAAGTTAGATAATTATGAAGTTGCACACTTTAGATTAATATCAGATCATGCTTACTTACCTTACGGTAGATCATATATTGAACCAGCAAGAAAAATATTTAAGCAATTAACATTAATGGAAGACGCGATGTTGATACATCGAATAATGAGAGCTCCTGAAAAGAGAACTTTCTTTGTTAATGTTGGTTCTATTCCTCCTGCAGAAGTTGATCAGTTTATGCAAAAAACTATCAACACTATGAAAAAAACTCCATATGTTGATCCTAAAACTGGTCAATATAACTTGAAGTTCAATATGCAGAATATGATGGAAGATTTCTACATACCTGTAAGGGGAGGAGATGCTTCTACTAGAATCGAAACTACTAAAGGTTTAGATTACGACGGAACAAACGATATCCAATATTTACAAGCTAAAATGTTTGCAGCTCTTAAAATACCGAAAGCATATTTTGGTTATGAAGGAGACTTACAAGGAAAAGCAACGCTTGCAGCTGAAGATATTAGGTTCGCTAGAACTGTTGAAAGAATACAAAAAATACTAGAATCAGAGTTAACTAAAATTGCTTTGGTTCATTTATATACTCAAGGTTTTACCGGAGAGAGTTTAACTAACTTCGAATTAAAGTTAACTAATCCTTCTGTAATATATGAACAGGAAAAAGTAGCTTTATTAAAAGAAAAGATAGATTTAGCTAATCAAATGAAAGACTCTAAATTATTCTCATCAGATTATATTTACGAAAATATATTTGATATGTCTGAAGATCAATATAACGAAATGAGAGATTTAGTTAGAGAAGACGGTAAGAGAGCATTTAGAATTGCTCAAATAGAAGGAGAAGGAAACGATCCAGCTTCATCTGGAAGATCATATGGAACTCCACACGACTTAGCATCTATGTACGGTAGAAGAGCTACTGCTACTGAGAAGGGTGCAGGATTAGGAGATGTTCCAAGTGGTTATAACGAAGTAGGACCTGAAGGCGGTAGACCAAGAGAGAAAATGTCGGTATACGGTACAAACGACGATCCTATGGGCGGTAGAGATAGATTAGGTGTGGATGGTATGCACGGAGGCTTCCCTTCAGATAATGAAAATATGATGGAAACTAACACTACTAAAGCAGAAACAGTCTATCATCAAATCAAAGATTCCTTTGGAGATGAAAAGAAATTAATTTTCGAAGATAAAGAAGAGAGTGAATCTAAACTATTAGATGAAACTCAATTAAGAGATTTAGAGGACTAACCCATATTTATATATAGTAACCGTATATTATGAAGATAAAACATTCAAAGTTTAAAAATACCGGTTTAATTTTCGAACTGTTAGTTAAACAAATAGCTGCTGATACTATCTCTAAGAATGAATCAGCCGCAGTCGGTATATTAAAGAAATACTTCGGCGGTAATACTGTACTAGCTAAAGAACTTAAATTATACGATTATATACTAAAAAATAATAATTTAAGTGAAGCAAAAGCAGAAACAGTTATATCAACAATAACCGAAATTTCTAGGAAATTTAATCAAAAGACTTTAAAAGAGTCTAAATATAAATTAATAGCAGAATTAAAGGAAAACTATAGTATAGAAGAATTTTTTGCTATTCAAGTAAGAGACTATAAACCTCTTGCAGCTTTATATTGCTTGTTAGAAGCTCAAAACAACCCTACATTAGTTAATCCGGAGTTTTTAGTTAATAATAAATTAACTGTATTAGAGCATTTAACATCTAGTGAAATAGATAAAGAAGCAGTAAAAGATACATTAATAGAAGAGTATTCTAAGTATGATAAAGATTTACGTTTATTAACGTATAAAATACTATTAGAGAAATTTAACTCTAACTATAAATCTTTATTACCAGAACAAAAGAATATTTTAAAAGAATTTATTACGTCTGTTAATTCTACAACTAGATTAAGAAACTTAGTTAATGAGGAAGTAGAAAAAATAAAAAAAGAAGTAGAAGAATTAGGTAGTAAAATTAAAGACGAAGTAGTAAAAATAAAATTACAGGAAGTAGTTAAAGGAATTAAACCTTTAAAGAAAACTGAAAAAATTACAGATAACCATCTTATTAATTTAATGCAATATTACGATTTAGTTAACGAAATGCGTAAACTATGAAACGTAGTAAGATAGTTAAAGCAGTAAGAGAAGTTATCGAAGAATTGAGTTCTACAGCAGGTGTTGCCGGCTATATGACTCCTTACGCCTTTAGTAAAGGCAATAAAAAGAATAGAGCAACTAAAGGAGCTGAAAAGCTTGGTTTTAAGACTGTAAAAAAGAAAAAAAGACCTTATAACACTAAAATGTTTGATTATTTAGATGAAAACGTTAACTGAAAAATATAGAGGGG